ACGTTAAGGCAAGAGAGGTGTCAGTAGTAGAGGAGGAGGACTTATCACCAGAGATAACCGGCGAGATCGTCGAGTTTTGACAAGCTGGTATGCTTTAATGGTAAAGCCTTTGACTTCCAATCAATAATATGGTTCGACTCCCGCTGCCAGCTCCAAACAAAATAAAGGAAAAAAGATGAATAAGCTCGTGCATGGTGTTGGAGTAAATGACTTGGGTTATAGGACACAGGTCTTGGAAGAGGTAACAAAAAATGGAGGCAAAAGAATCAGGAAGACTGTTTTCAGATGCAAATACTATGCAGTGTGGGAAAGCATGTTAGCAAGATGTTATAGCAAAAAATTCCTAGAAAGCAACCAAAGTTATATTGGCACGAGCGTGTGTAGTGAGTGGTTGTACGCTACAGCATTTAAAAAATGGATGGAGCAGCAAGACTGGCGTGGTAAGTGCCTAGACAAAGACATTATTGCGCCGAGAAGCAAGCTATATTCACCTGAAACGTGTGCTTTTGTGCTGCAAGCAACAAACTCGTTTGTTACTGCAAGCGATGCGAGTCGAGGTGATTACCCTATTGGTGTAGATCTTTTTAAACGTACAGGGGAATATCGCGCCAGTTGTGGAAACCCTTTCACTGGAAAGAATGAACACTTAGGCCTCTTCTCAACCCCCGAAGAAGCTCACGAGGCTTGGCGAAAACGCAAGCACGAGCTGGCACAGCTTGTAGCTGCTAGAGAGTCAGACCCGCGTGTTGTTGAAGCATTGAAAAAGCGTTATTCATTTGAGGAGTGGTATAAATGAAAGAGTATACTAGAAAATTTGTTAAAACAGTGTTTAATATGTTGTTAGTTGTTATCGGGGGTGTATTTATTCTGCTTGCTATTACAATTACACCTTTTGTTCTACTAAGCGTGTATTGTGCTAGTCTATCTTTTAGGTGCGTTAAGGCAATCCGGGATTAAAATGCAAGCAATTGACAGGTTAATAACAGAGCAATGGCAGGATGTCTACACTCTTTTTAGTATAAGCAGAACAGTTCCATTTAGATTACAAAACAAGGGTTCAGATTGGATAACAATCCAAGCTGTAACTACACAACCGTCTCCATTAAGCAATGAAGGCGTTGTTTTAAGAACGTTTGATAGCCTAATCATAACACCAGATGGTGGTGGGTGTTGGGTTAGGGTGACAAATAACACTGTTGTTAACGCTGTGATAACTTATCACCCGCTCGAAGGTATCCTGTTCCAAGACGTGTCTAGCGGTTCACAAACCCAAGAAGGAAAAGAGTTCAGTGTAAGCGTTGACAATATAGACACAGTTGCAACTGTACAGTCGTATATTATGACTATAAGCAATGGTCAACTGCTTAATGGGGATACTTCTAACGTCGTATTAGAACCTTCTACGTTTTGTTCCGATGGGGTAAGAAGTTTCAAGTGGAATATTTATAAAAACATCCAGTTAACCAATGCAGTGTTCAACAATGTTGATACACATAATTCTTCAGTCAGTTATGACACTGTAGCAACATCTTTTACGCCTCTACAACAAAACATTGTTTACACTGTTATAACAAGTAAAAACCAATCTGTTGACATTTCATATCTCACAAGAAATATTACACTATACCCAAACGATACTCTAACAATAACAGTTACAAGTAATGGAAATGGTACAGTTGGGTGCGTTATACGTTGGAAGGAACCCGCATGACAGGGGCTGTTGTAGTTGGACAGAATGTTATTCTAAGACCTGACAGCGTATTTGCAGGGAAGTCTCCGAACCCTCCTTCAGGTGTAGTTGGTAAAGTCTTATCTTTTGATAATGAGTGGGTTGATATATTGTGGTCAACATTCACAGATAGTCTTAATTATAGAAAAGATGATATTGACACAGTTGGAAATCCTCCATCACTCATTGGGTGGGACTGGAATCAGGCATACATAGACTCTAAAAATCAAGACATAGGGATTATCCTTAATAGGATTAACCCTTCATCACTTGACTATGATGAAGCATTTTCTGCAATGTACGCCATCCTACTTCGTTCTGGTATCGTCCCAGACAGGGCAAACTTTGTACAGCTTCTTCCTACCCTATCTAGTGGTGGTATGCTAACGTCGTCTTGGGCAGCTTCTGGTGACTCTCCTGCTGGCACATTAACAGTTAGTTCTGTATACAAAAATGATATTACTTACTCAAGCTGGAAAATGCTTGATTCTAATACTACAGGTTCTTACTGGTACCCCCTATCTGGGACTGGAGCTGGAAGCTGGTGGCAAGTCGCATTTTCAAATGACTGTTACTTTCAAAAAGTTGTATTTACAACACATTCTGGGCAATTTAGACCATCATCTATAAGAGTTGATGTTGGGAGTGATGTTGCTAGTCTACATTCTATTGGTGTATTCAGTATATCTCCTGCATCAACTGGGCAAACGACTGAGACTTTTATACTCCCATCATCTGGTTTTAATAAGGTTCTTAGAGTTACAGTAATGTCCTTACAAGACCCTCTTGTTGCAGGATACCCTTTATTTGATTTTAAACTGTTTGGAGTACACGTTTGAATTTTATAGTTTTTAACACATCTAGGGAATACCCACTACTTCATGTAGACTATCCAATGCCTAGTCATGAAACAAATTATGACGAGATCGAGGTTCCTACAGAATACGACATTGATAGTAGCAGGGATATTCAGTATTTTTGTATTAGTGGGAATAAGGCAGTGTATGATACTGTGCAGTCATTATCACGCGCTAAAGAGTTGGCAATAAAAGAGATAAGGAAAAAGTCTGTCGAACTTCAGGAGCCACTTGATATTAAAATAACATCTCTCGAGAAGACTCTTAAACTAGACAGGTCTAATTCCGAATCTATTGAGAAATATTATCAAACACTTCAGCGTCAACAGCAGATTAGAGACTCAAGTAATGCTATGCAGGATAGAGTGAATTTGTCCACTACTGTTAAAGATGTATGGAATATTGTTGACAGTTATGACTCATTCTGTTGCCCTAAGCCAGAGATTGCACCAGAGGTTACTAGGGCAGCGTTCTTAAACAGGCTTGCACTTTCAATGAATGAAAAAGTAGACCCCGCATTTCAACTACTTACTACAGACGTTCTATCTGTTGGGTATGTAGACCTTAGGCAAGCCCGAAGTAGCCTTAATCCGCTTGTCTTATACGGGAAGTTATCACAAGACAGGGTAAACTTTATATGTAGTTCACCTGTTACTTGGAGTGAAAGACCTGTACATGGAGTATAAATCCAAAAGAGTTATAAAGCAGAATGATGCTCAGAGTAGAATATCAAATGCTGCTAAAGTCACGGCTAAGACTAAAATTGAAAAGCCACGTATTGGCCCGGCTAGTCCTATACAGAAAGTATTCTTTGATGATGATACTACAGATATTATCATATTCGGGGGTGGTGCTGGGAGTGGTAAAACAGCATTGTGTCAAATGAAGGTGCTTAAATATATTGACGACCCAAATTTTAACGCAATCTTCATACGTCAGACACACCCACAACTAGAAATGGAGGGAGGCATTTGGTCAGAATGCCTTAAACTGTATCCAAAATTTGGAGCTAAGAAGAACTATAAACCAAAAAAGTTTAAGTTTCCTAATGGTGCAAATGTCTCACTTCTTCCATGCGGAAGTGACAGGGAACTAGAGAACTTCGACGGTGGGCAGTTTAGCTATATCATCATTGATGAAGCACAGAACCACTCATTTGAGCAGTTTAGTTATCTAATGGGTAGAAACAGGTCTATGTCAAAGTATCCGCCTAGAATGGTTCTTACATGCAACCCTTTAAAAGGTAACTGGCTACTTGGATTTGTTGAATGGTATTTAGATAAAGATACTGGAATACCTTTAAAAGAGCTTGCAAATACTATAAGGTTTTTTTCAATTATCGGTGGAAAAATAGTAACAGCTAGTTCCGCTGAAGAGTTGCTATTACAGTATCCAACATGCACCCCAAAAACTTATAGGTTCATCCCTGCAACAATCTTTGATAACCCCGTTATACAAAAAGTGAATCCGGGATACTTAAGTAATCTTGAGAATCTTAAAACAAACGAGCGTAGAAGGCTTCTTCTAGGAAGTTGGTATGCAGTAGGCGAAGACGATGGGCATTTTAAACGTGACTGGGTGGATGTAGTTGCGGATATACCATTGGATGTATCTATAGTGTCTTGTGTAAGGGCTTGGGATTTTGCATGTACACTTGCTTCAGAGAAGAACACAAATCCTGACTACACAGCATCTGTAAAAATGGCTAAATGCAATGATGGTAAATTTTATATACTTGATGTAACACGTATAAGGGCTAGACAACATGATGTTGAGGACTCTGTTTCAAGACTAGCACAAGAGGATGGAACATATGATTGTACCCCGATTATCCCAAGAGACCCCGGAACAGCAGGTAAGAATTATACGTCCATGCTTAGAAGGAAGTTGTCTGACCAAGGCGTTTTTGCAAGAGAATCTGCTGTTGCACCAAACAAGTCTAAGCTAAGCAGGTTTCTTCCGTTTACTGTTGTGGCTCATGGTGGAGACGTAAAACTTATTAAGGCAGACTGGAATGACGTTTTTCTTGAAGAACTTGAGGCATTTACTGGTCAATACAAGGACAGAAATATGAGTCACGACGACATGGTTGACGCATGTTCAGATGCTTTTAATAACTTGCACAGAGTTCAGAAAATAGCTGCTATGAATATACCAGACCTTCAATACAGTAAGAGAATAAGAAAGTAATCTAAACATCCGCTTAAAAGTGCCTTAATTCATATAAGGCACTTTTTATTCATATTTTATATAACTTTTTGTTACAATGTATTGACAATTCAGTATTATAGTGGTATAATGTATGCCTAACTAGGGAGTTAGAATGGCAGAAGAGAGTAAAGATAAGAAACAAAAACCCTTGTTGCCCTACTCCGTTGAAAGAGGAACAACAGGTGTAAGACAGTATAACGGTGCTGTCTTAGAGGAAGCAGATAGGGATTTACGCGGAGGTAATTTCATTCGTATAGTTGAACTAATGAAGAAAGACCCCGTAGTAAGTGCACCTATTAGCTTATACAGGATGATGCTTGGTAAGCCTAAATGGACTGTTAAGCCAACAGATAACAGTTCTAAATCTCAGTCTGACAAGTCCGCCCTAATTTATCAAATGATAAATGACATGGAGCACTCTTGGTTCAGCTTCATTAGAGAAGTTAGCAGCATGATTGAGTATGGTTTTAGTGTTCACGAGATTGTTCTAAGGCGTAGACTAAAATCTAAAGGAAGTAAATATAATGATGGCTATATTGGTATAAAAGCACTTCCGATACGCTCACAGAACACAGTTATAAATGGTTTCTTGTACAGTGATGATGGAAGAAAAGTTGTTGCTATACGCCAATACTTGAACAAGATAGCTAGTGGTGTTTCTTTTGAAGGCGGGAAAGTTGATATACCTTTTGAAAAAGTTTTGCTATTTAACACTGACGCTCATAAAGGTAACCCACTAGGCAATAGCCCACTTAAATCTTGCTATATTCCTTGGTGCTATAGAGTAGATATTGAGGAAAAAGAAAATATAGGGATTGGTAGAGATTTGAGAGGTATCTTTATGGCAGAGATTCCACCAAACTACCTAGACCCTAATGCTAGTGATGATGAAAAAGCTACACGAAAGATGTTTGAGGCAATTGCAGCAGGCATCCAGCTAGATGAACGCTCTGGTCTTGTGCTGCCTAAGCAAGTTGACGAGTATTCTAAAGCAGATATGTTTAAGTATTCTTTGCTCCAGACCACTGGCAGCAGATCATACAATACTAGCGAAATTATCTCAAGGTACGACAAGAAAATCCTCACTGCACTGTTCGCAGATATTCTGTCAATGGGGCAGAACAGTGTAGGAAGTTTCTCACTAGCAGATGCTAAAACATCAATCTTAGCAATGGCTATTGAGTATCGTCTAAAAGAAATTAAAGACACTTTAGATACTAAACTAATCCCTCTTCTGTATGAAGTAAACGGATGGGACAACAGCGAAGGTTATCCAGAGTTTTGTTTCAGTGACCTAGACGAACGAAATCTTGACGTGTTTGCATCCTCAATCCAGCGTTTAGCTGCCACAGGGATGATTGAACGGGACAGAGAAGTTATGAACATTGTTAGAGAGTCTATTGGTGCTGCACCTAGGCCAGTTGATGAACCAGTTAATAACGATATTCTAACTGGAGGTGCTGATACACAAAGCAAAACAGGGAAATCATTCTCCACCCCAACTGGTGGGCTTAATGGAACTGCTAGTAGTGTTAGCACTGATGATAACTCTATATCAAATCTATATAACGGATAGGAATATGCACAATAGAGTAAAACTTAGATATTTTGGTTCACCTGTTCTTATGGAGCAGTCTTATGTAAATAAGTACCTATCTGTACTTAACAGTTCTTCAGATATTACTGAAGATGATTCAAGCACTAATACAGATTTTAAAACACGCTGTGAGTATAACCCAGACACTTATGTAGGAATAATCGACATTTCTGGAGGGCTTACTTATAAGCCAACACCAATGAGCATGTTGTGTGGCGGATACAGTTACCAAGAGATAGAGAACGATTTTCAACAACTTGCGGATAGTGGTGCAAAAGTAATTATAACCATGTTTGATACCCCTGGAGGTGAAGCATACGGTGCATTTGAAACCGCTACCGAATTGAGGAGAATTGCAGACAAGTGTGGTGCAAAATGGGTATCTTACAATGACGGCATGATTGCATCTGCTGGATATATTCTATCAGCCCCTTCTGACACTATCATTGTGAACCCTGATAGTGAAACAGGTTCTATTGGTGTTGTTTCAACACTTATAAATGATAATAGGAGATTGTCTGAAGAAGGTATTGATAGAACATTCGTATATGCTGGAAAAAACAAGATACCTTTTGCAGAAGATGGCAGTTGGAGCGAAGACTATATAACTGACTTGCAGATGAAAATAAACGTACTTTATATGAAGTTTGTAAAACACGTTGCAGATTTTAGACCGATGTCTGAAAACGAAGTAAGAGCGACTAATGCTAACATGTTTACGGCAGAAGACGCTCTGCTTAACCATCTTGCAGATAAGAAAATGACCAGAATGGAGTTTGCAGACTATATTTGTCAACTAGCGCAGGGTATTGAACCACACACAGATTTATTGAAAGGGAATGACAATATGAATGTTTTTGAAAAATTTCTAGGTATTAAAAAAGAAGCAGCTATTAGTACAGATTCTGCATACGCAGAAATTAAGGCAGAGTATGAGGTATTTGCTACCGATGCTGCAGCAAAATATGATGAAATGCAAACTAAACTAGAGTCTGTTACAAAAGAGTGTTCTGAATGGAAATCTAAATTTAACGCACTCTCCAACAGTGTAAAAGACTCTGAATCTTTGCGTAGAACTAATGAACTTGTAAGCCTATTTGGTGAAGCTGAGGCATCCAATATTGGTAAAATTCTTTCTAAACTTGACGATAGTGAATACACAAAAGTAGTTAATACAATGAAGGCAAAGCAGGATATTGCAGATAACGCGATTGAGGCAGAGGTAGGCTTCAGTGGTGAGAGTAAAGACGAAATTAAACTAGAGGATGTAAGCGGAACTAAAAAATTGCTTGCAGCTAAATACGGAAAGAAGGGTTAAGGAGACGGTATGGCTATTATTGGACAAACAACTAACACAGACGGTAACTTGGTAATTTATGAAGAAGGTTCTTCTGTAGGTTGGACTCGAAAAGGTGTAACAGTTAATGAGACTGTTGATACAGTATATGGAAACGGTCTTGTACTTGGTAAAGTAACTGCCACTGGCAAATATAAAGTATGTTCTCCCGCTGCTGCAGATGGCAGTCAAAATGCCGCTGCTATTCTACGATGGGACTCTAGTGGTTCTGCTAGTGAGTTCACAGTTAAGGCAACAATTGATACTAAGGTAGTCGTATCAGTAGAGGGTCCAATGATTCTCTCTAAAGATGCTCTTCGTTTTGGTGCAGGATTCACTACACAACCACAAAAAGATACAGCTATTGCGCAACTCGAAACTCTTGGTATGAAAACCACGGTAACTGTTTAACAGCATATCTTTAAAGATTATAGGATAAAAAATGGCACTAATTACAAAACATAACGACCCCTTTAAACTTGTTGACCGTACAGACGAACTGTTGATTATCCCAAATCAATGGGGGTTGGTAAATGATATTGGACTGTTTAAAACTAAGTATGTCACAGGGACTACTTTCTATGTAGATGAGCATGAACAATTCAATGGCCTTCCTGTTGACTTGCCACGAGGGACTAAACCTTCTGCTGGCAAAGAAGATAAACGCCGCCGTAGGTATTTTGAAACACCTCATTTCCCCTTGAGGCAATCTATTAAGCCAAGTGATATTTCTCAAAGCTCTAGGAACGGGGACGGGATAGTTGACTCGCTTGATTTAGCCAGAATGGAGAAGATGGAATATGTTCGCCGTTCATTCGCTATTTTGAACGAAGTTGCAAAATGCCAAATGCTCTCCACAGGGGACGTGTATAGTCCAAACGGTAACGTAGTTTTGAACGTATACACAGACTTTGGTGTAACCCGTAAAGATATTGATTTTACTTTTGGTACTGGTACTACTGAAATTTTGATGAAGGGCGAAGAAGCTATCGCTCACACACAGGACAATATCAGTAACGGTGGGGTCATGAACGGTGTTATTGCATTGTGTCACCCCACATTCTTTAACCGTCTAATCACTCATCAAAGTGTAAAAACTGCTTATCAGTTCTACAACTCTGCACAAGAGCCATTGCGTCAGCGTCTAGGCGGCTCTAATTCAATGTATAGAAGTTTTGAGCACGGCGGTATTACCTATATAGAGTATCGTGGTGCAACTAATGCAGGTGTGCCATTTATCCCTGCTGGTGAGTGTCGTTTTGTCCCAACAGGTACAGACTTCTTCAAAACATATTACACAAGTGCAGATAAGTTCAGTTATGTAAATGCACCTGGACTTGAAGCATACTACTTTGAACGTCTTGATGAGGACGACGACGAGTGGTCTATTGATGCAGAAACAAACTTTGCAAACCTATGCCTGAACCCTAAGATTATGATTAGAGGTTTCAGCTCTAACTAACTTGTTCTTAGCATAAGTTAAGGGGTTACCTATAAACGGTAATCCCTTTTCTATACCGCTTTAGATAGAGTGATACAGAAAGGGGATTATATTGCTAGACCCAGCTAATTCAGCAGTTGATAGAGTTAAACTAGCTTGTGGAGATACAGATAAACCTTATTGGCTAGATGACACTGTATACAAGTTCTCATTGGAAAGCAATAATGGAAACGAGAAGGCAGCTATAAGGCAATGTGCATACTATATTCTTGCACAACTCTCAAGAAATGCTCACGAAAAACTTGTTCAGATTGAAATATATGGTAAAGAGTATTTTGATAACTATAAGGAGTTTATCCAAATGGTTATTAAAAATCCATCAAGTGGTAATATTGCACCAATCCCCTATGCAGGAGGTGTAATGAAGAGTGAGCAGTCAGTTCTAGTGTCTAATGGTGATGTTAACATATATAAAACACCTCTTAATAGGGGAAGGAATAGGCTAAGCAGATGTTAAACAGATTTTATTCAAACATGCATAGAGTTGTTGCTAGGCATTGCCAGTATGGCGGGATTGATGGAATATTCAGAAAATCTGAACAAGCATATGACACATCTACTGGAAACAACAGTGAACTTTATAATGACTACACGTTTAAAGCACTTGAATTTGACTACCAAAGATATAATTCAGGTGAGACAACAATACAAGGAACTCTTGTAGAACGTGCCGATAAGCAATACCTTGTAGACCCATTATCTATCTTAGATTCTACTGGTAAACAAGTATGGCCTACAGTCTTACCAGAAAAAGGCGACATTGTAATAGTTGGTGGCCTAGTTAGCAGTGTAGTCCTTATTAAAGAAATATCACCAAACAGAGAGAACCCTGTAATGATAGAAATTCAGACTAAACGATGAGTTTCAGTAGTGGTGCTGAAAACATTAAAAAAGACATTCTAAGAATATCTTCAACAAGGTGTAAAGACCTATTTAATAAAATCGTTGATGATACTCCGCTTGACACTGGGTATGCTTCTGGTAATTGGCAAACATCTTCAAGCGGATCATCTTCAACTGTAGATAGACGTGGAAAAGATGCTGCAAAATCTGAAATAGAAAGTGTAATTACTAATGACTACTTCCTAAAGAACAAGGTGGTATATTTTTTCAACAATGTTGACTACGCTTACGGACTTGAATATGGTAACCCATCCTATACAAGCCCTGCTGCCCCTTTTTCTATGCAAGCCCCAAATGGAATGGTGAGAGTAAATATTAAAAACTTCACTATATAGGACATTATGAGTGATAAGGCAATAAGACAAGCACTTGAGGGGACATTAAAATCATTATGTGACGGCTTAGTTCCTAAAATACTCACTTCTTTCCAAAACGTCGCATTTACACCAAAAATAGGTGTCCCGTATGTTCAGTGCTTTATTTTACCTGCAAAAACATTAGACCCATCTATAGGTGCATCGCATGTTAGAAAAGTAGGGATATTCCAAATAAGTGCATACTTCCCTGTAAATGAGGGGAGTGCAAAGATTGAAGCATTCAAAGACAGTGTAGAAAACACTTTCTATAGAGGCAGGTCTATAAAACAAGATACGTTTTGGATAACAATAGACTCTACACCGAGTTGTACAACATCTTCTGTTCAAAACGGGTGGTATATAATGCATATATCTGTCGATTACAGAATGGAAATATTAAAACCACTAATTAAATAGGAGAATTTATGCCAATTCCTTCTGGCGTTGAAACAAGACTTGTTATTGCAAAAGAAACTGCATGGGCTGTTAAGCCATTGCCAACAAGCGGTGCACTTGTAAGACGGTCTAGTATTACCCTTGACTTGTCAAGGGACAGTTTTCAGTCTGCTGAGATTATATCTACAGCTCAAACACAAGATATGCGTCTTGGTAGTGATAAAATAAGCGGAACTCTTAATGCTGAGATGTCATGCGGAACATATAAAGACCTCTTTGCTGCAGCATTCCGTAGCTCTTGGTTTACTGGCGCATCCTTGCTTGCAACAACAGATATTGAATTTGTAGCACCTAACAAGATTAGGCGTACAGCAGGCTCTTTTATCACTGATGGCTTCAAAATCGGTACTGCAATTGACATTACTGGAGCTACTGACCCTGCAAACTATGGAAGGTTTGTTATCAGTGACGTTACTGCACTAGAGGTTACAGTACAAGTAAACATCGTGAATACTCTTATTGTTCCCTTTGTTGCAGAAGCTGCTGGTGCAACTGTAGATATTAAGACAGCGGGCAAACTGCTTATTGTCCCTACTACTGGCAGGACAAACGACAGTTTCTCTATTGAGAAGTTCTATAACACAATCAACCAAAGTGAACTGTACACAGGTGTTAAAATCAGTACAATTGGTTTTAACTTTCAACCAAATGCAATGGCAACTCTCGCTTTTGGTTTGATGGGGCGTGCAGTAGAGTCTAACACTGGCCCTTATTTTACTACACCTGTTGATAACACATTGTCATCTGTTCTTGCAGGTACAAAAGGCAGCTTGTTCATCGGTGGTCAACGTATTGCAACAGTGACTGGCCTAACTATTGACCAAACTGGTAACATGGAAGTTGGTCAAGTAATTGGTGACAGACAAACCCCTGATGTATTTCTAGGCAGATTTACTGCATCTGGTCAGTTCACTGCGTATTTTGAAGATAACGTATTGTGGCAGAAGTTTCGTGATGAACAAGAGTTGACAATCACAATGAAAGTTGACGGGGATGGTGCAGAAGGTTTGTTGTTCACTCTTCCTCGCGTAAAACTTGGTGGTGCAAGCAAGGACGATAAGGAAGTTGGCGGCATTATACAAACAGTTCCATTCACCGCCCTACTGTATACAGGCACTGGTGCACTTCATAGAACAACAATGATGCTGCAAGATTTTTCACTGTAATATAAGCAATTAGCAATATTCCCCTCCGTTTTGGTGGGGAATTTATTTTAAATTAAAGGAACTATTATGACTTCTATTCGTAAATTTGATATTCGTAACATCGACACTAAAGCTGCAGCAGAAAAAGGGCTGGAATTTGAACTGATTTGGCAAGATGAACCACTTGGTATTAAAATCTCTGTAGTTGGTGCTGGTAGTGATGTCTACAAAAAGCACAAGGCAGTTGTTGATGGGAAGATTGCAACTGCAGATAAGCGTGGTAAGCCTCTTAACGATGAAGAAAAGAATGACCTATATGTAAGGCTTGCAGCAAATTGCACAAAGTCTTGGAAAGATATGGTACTAGACGGTGAGGATGTTGTTTTCTCAACTGAAAACGCTCTTGCAGTTTATACAGAGTTTCCTTGGATTGGTACTCAAGTTATTGCACAAATCTACAACATTGTTGAGATGGTGGGAAACGTGGACACTACCAAGAGCTAATTGAATGGGCTGATTCTGAAATCAGCTCAATGATAGAAGAAGGTGGCTCTAGTACACTAGACCATCTTGTTTCTGTATACAACGCTACTGGTATAAAGCCAAAAGAGCTTGAGGTAATCCAAAATACAGACTGCCCATATGATGTTTTTCATATATGGATTGCTTTTATGGATTTATCTGCAACAAGGACTAGCAACGGATTCGGTCCTAATCCTATAACGTACCAAGAGATACTTTCCTACATGCTCACAAGGGATATTTCTCTTGAGAGTGAAGAGGTGGAAATATTAAAGCACATAGATATTTTGTACTTAAATAAAATGAATAACAAAATATCTTCTAATAAATAGTTGCATAGGGGAACACAATGTCAGACTCAATCTCAAGATTAGGTATAGTAGTAGAAGAGAAAGGACTCCGTGAAGCTCTTCAGGGTCTTGATAAACTAATCATGCTTATGGAGAAGGCTGAGTCAAGGGCAAGCTCCCCTATTGCAGTTAAAGTTGACTCTAGCAATGTAGAAGCCTCTGCAGCAAAAGTATTAAAATCAAACACAGACATAGCTAATAGTGAAAAAAGTGTTGCTAGTGCTACACAGCAAGCACAGACAATAGTAGTAGAGGCAAAAAATAAAGGTGCAGATGCAGCGGTAAGTTCTGCAGAAAGCTCGTCTAAAAAAGAGGTTTCAATTGCAGAGAACCTTAAAGAAAAGCTTGTAAAAGTTGCAGAATCCTCTGCAAGCAAAAAAGAGCTAATATCTGCAAGAACACTTGAAAAAACAGTTGCAATTGCGAAAACAATTGCAGAAGCTGAGAACAAGATAAACATTGAAAGAAGTAAGTCAGACAGTGCAGTTGCAGCAATAAAGGCAAAATCCGAGGCCACTGCAATTAAGGCATCTTCTGAAAGGTCTTTGATACAAATAGCTTATGACAAGCAAATTGAACTTAATAAAGAAGCTTCTGCACAAATAATCGCAGGTATACAAGCTAAGTCTGACGCTAGTTTAGCAGCATTGAATGCAAAAAAGATAGCAGAGAACGAGAAGGCTGATAAACGTGCACTCTTAAGTGCACAAAAAGTACAAGAGGATGTTATTAAGGTTGTTGCATCCTCCGCTGCAAAGCAGGTAGCAACTATTGCAGAATCCACGGTAAATATTAAACGTGAGCATGAAAAGCGTTTAACAGATTCAGAGAGAACTGCAAACAGAGTAACTATCACAGAAGCCAAGGCGGCAGCTTCCATAGTGCAGACTAATGCAAGGTCTTCTGCACAAATACAGGCCATTAGAGAGCGTACAGCATCTTTTGCAGAGAGAATGAGCCTAAGGGAACAAGGGGCTGCAGAACGTACATTGAAAGCCCAGCAACAGGGTGTAGAAAGCCTTTCTAGCCTCGCAGCTAAGGCTTCTGCTGTAATGTCTATTGGCTTTGCAGGATGGGGTATTCAAGAGTCTGTAATGGGGCTTATAAGAGCTGCTGACAGCATGACAGAGCTGAATGCAAGACTTCGGCTTGTTACTAGCTCTAGCAGTGAGCTTTCCTCTGTACAACAAAAATTGTTTGATATGTCTCAAAAATCAGGGACAAGTATCAAGGCAAACAGTGAGATTTATTTCGGTCTTGCAAGAGCTGGTAAGACTCTTGGAACTACTCAAAAAGACTTGATACTCCTTACAGATGGGCTTAGTAAAGCATCTATTGTCGGCGGTTCTTCGGCAGAGTCTTACAGGTCTGCAATGATTCAATTGAGGCAAGGGCTTGAGTCAGGTGTATTGAGAGGTCAAGAGCTTAACTCTGTGATGGAACAAGCTCCTCGTGTTGCACAAGCTTTAGCGGAAGGGCTTGGTAAGACGAATGGCGAACTTAGAAAGATGGGGGCAGACGGGGCACTGGTTACAGAGGTTGTAATTCCCGCCCTTTTAAAAGGCTTCAAAAAGATTGATGAAGAATTTAAATCAATGCCTAACACTTTTGGTAGAGGGTGGCAGAGGATTGAGAACTCTTTCTTATCTCTTGTTGATAAAATAAACAAGACAAGTGGTGTTACAAGTGCTTTAAGTGAGTCTTTAACATCATTATCTAGTGTTATGGATTCTTTTAGTGCAGAAGGGATTGCAACATCCCTTGAATATGTGGCTGTAGCTGGTGATGCTTTAGCTCTTGTTCTAACTGGTAAAGTTGCATCCGCCACACTCGGGTTCATCACAGGTCAATACTCCGCAATTGTAGCAAATGCAGCTAAGGCTAATTCAGACCTAGAATCTGCAAGGACTTCTACAATAGTTGCTGAACAAAACATTCTAGCTGCTAGAAGTGCCCAAGAAAGGGCAGCTATTGTTGTTGCTTCGGCAGAGAGAGAGTTAATTGCAGCAAGTACCGGTATTACGTCTGCTGAACGTCTAATAGCTGCACAAGAAGCTGCCGCTTTAGCTACTAGAAACCTAGTAGCATCTAAGTCGGCTCTTGTAATAGCTGAAGAAGCTGCAACTGTAGCGGCAAACGCACACACAGTGGCACAAGAAAGGCAGACTGCCGCTGCTACTCGAGCTGGCATAGTTATGGGAGGCCTTAAAACAGTATTTTCAGCACTTGGTGGCTGGATAACTGTAGCTATTGGTGCAATCTATTTGCTTGTTAAAGCATGGGATAGTGTGGCAAATGCTGCAACAAATGCAATAACTGCACAAAAGGCAGCAGCTGCTGGTGCATCCTCTGCAACAACTGTTGTAGAGGCAAAAAGAATGGCAAGCAAGGCAAATGAAGACATAGCACGCCTTAGTACTCAAGTGGAACAAGCTGAAAGTGCTGCTGCAAATGAAGATTTATCTGAATGGATGAGACAACGATCCGCAAAAAATGCAAGAGATTATAAAGAAGCTTTAGAGAACGCTAAACTAGCAAAAGAAGCTGCAGTAAACCGTGAGAAACAGATTTTAGAACAACAAAGGAACTCTAATAAGGAAGCTGAAGATGCAATCCCTTCTCCAAGTAAAGTTGTAGAAAAGTTTAAAAATAATTCTCTAGTACAAACGTCTGCTATGAATGATGCTTCAGAAAAAGAAAAAATCAATCAAGCAAGAAAACAAGCTATTGCATCTATAAGAGCATCTGTCCCTCCTGATGAAAAACACTTCAGATATAGTGAAACACCACAGGTTAAGGAAGCAGAAGCTGAGGTAAATAGGCTGGCCGATGCAAAAATAGCAGAGCTGAATGAAAAAGGTAAAAAATCTGGTGCAAAAACAAAAACAAAAACAAAAAGGCCAGAGTTGTCTGCGGGGTATGATGCAATTGTATCTTCTGGTAAAGAAGAGCTAGAGTTGCTTGGAAAACTCTCTTCAGCACAAGAGAAACTTCTTGGGTATGTTGTTCCAGAAACACTTTCAAGAAAACAAGCTGTAGAAGTGTCACAAGAGCAGTTTAACATCCAATCCAAGATGGCTAAAATACAAGAGCAGCTTAAAAAAGATAATCTTGGGTCTGGTGTAAGAGAGAGTTTACAAAAAACTCTTGAAATGTATAAGAAGCGTACAGATTTTGTTTCTGAAGAACTTGCTGTAACACATGCCTTGCAAAAAGAACAGAACAATATAAAGATATACCAAGAAGATATTCTTAAACCAGCTCAAAGACGTAATGATATAGAGAAAGAACTTCTAAGTTACTACGTTCAGACTGGAGAACTTAGCAGTGCAGAGGCAAACCGGCAAACACTTATAAACAGTCAGAAGATGATTGAGATGGAGTATGCAGGCAATATTGCACAAGCTCAAGAGACTTTCAACTCCCTACAGTCTGCGGGATACGAAGAAGCTGCAAAAAATGCACTAAAAAGGCTATCAGCCCTTGAGTCAGAAAGAGACGCAAAGCTAGAAATAGCTCAAATTAAGCTTGACGGTGAGGAAGATGCTAAAAAGTTTGAAGCAGGTTTTGGCAGGGCATGGCAAAAGTTCAAAGACGATGCTAGTGATGCCTCTAAAACTGCGGAGAAACTGATGAGTGGTGTACTCAAAAGTACTGAAGATGCTTTATACAACATGATGAGTGGTGTTAAATCCAGCTTCTCTGATTTGTGGAAAAGTATCCTAAGCGACTTTAGGCGTTACCTAGCACAACAAATGACAAAAGAGATAGGGAATGGTCTAAAGGGCATATTAGACAGTGTTTCAAAACCGTCTGGTGGTGGTAATGGAACCGGTAATGGAACCGGTAATGGTACGTCTAGCGGTGGAGCTGGCACTGGTGGTGGGACTTCAATGACTGCTCTAGGAACTTTAGGAACTTTAGGTAAGGGTGCCTATGACTGGTTTACTGGCGGGGCTAAGACAGCAGCTAGTGAAGCTGCTAGTGAAGTGGCTAGGGAACTTGGAGGAACAGCAGCTAGTGAAGCTGCTAGTGAAGTGGCTAGTGAACTTGGTAGTGAAGTAGCTAAAAAAGCTGCTGATAAAGCTGCTGGTGAAACAATTGGAACTACTATCGGAACTTATGCTACATATGCAAAACTTGCCTTTGATGTGTTTAAATCAATTGAAACCGGCGAGGGATGGGGGTCGACTGCTGGTGGTGTAGCTGGTGCTGTTGTTGGGTCTATTGTCCCTGGGCTTGGTACAGCATTAGGTAGTGCGATAGGAGGCACTCTTGGCAGCTTCCTTGATAGCGCGTTTGGCGGCGGCGGTGGCGAAAACGTAGGCGGTAACTTTGTAACATCGTGGGATGCTAGTGGTAAGGTAATATATCAAGAGCATGGTGCTGGTTTTACAAATAACCAAAACGACAAGGAAATACAAACAACACTAGATGGTATGCAAACTGTATATGCAGACCTAGTTAAAACTTTAGGAGGAACAACCAAGGCTATTGACTTCTCTTTAGGGTATAGGACTGACCCAGAAGGTACAAGTGGTAACACTATCAGGTCACAAGTGAATGTTGATGGTATTGAGAATGCTTACTCAACATATCATTCTATTGGTGGGGATATAGCAACAGAAATGAAGCTAGAGGCCTCTAAGATGATGGTAGCAGCTCTTAAAGGTAGTGGTCTTAAAAAAGATGTTGAGGATATTTTCTCAAGCATAGATATTACTACAGCAACGCAAGCTCAACTAGACGCTTTAATTGAACAAGCTAAAACTGCCACACAAGTTGCAGAAAAAGCAACAGAGGACTCAAAGAATACTGAAATAGAGATGAGTAAGATATTCTCTTTGTTCAAGTCCTGGTCTTCTGTCTTCCCGCAATTTGAAAAAGCAAGTGCAGATGCTAAGAAGGCATTTGTTGACTTGTCTGGCGGTCTTGATACACTGGCTTCTAAGATGTCTTCCTATTATGGTAACTTCTATTCTAGTGAAGAAAAGACTGCGAATGTTTGGAGTAACATAACCTCCGTGTTAAGCAATGCTGGTGTCAAGGAAATACCAAAGACAAGAGCAGAGTTTAGGAATCTTATGGATACAACAGATATTACTACGGAGTCTGGAAGGGAACTTGCGAATGTTTTACTGTCCATAGAATCACAGTTTGCTTCTGTAACAGAAAGCTTAGACGATGTTGCTAAAGCTGCGGAGGATGCTACAAAGGCGGCGAATGATAAAAAAGCAGCAGACAAGGCTACAGCTATAAGAGAGGCACAAACTGCAGTTGACAACGCAAGAAGTAAGGTACAAGAGGCTTACGATAGAGAAGCAGGTGCTCTTAGGACAACTATAGACAGGCTTAAACAGTTTCAAGACCAGATAAGCAAGTTTAGAGACAGTTTATACTTGGATAGTACCTTATCCCCTCTATCTAACTACGATAAATATCAGTTTGCAAAATCAAGGTTGGAGGATATTCAGCAAAAAGCTCTTGAAGGTGATGAAAAAGCCCAATCAGAGCTTGAGCAAGCATCTAAAGACTTCCTAGATTATAGTAGAGTTTATAACGCAAACAATGCACAATATAAACTAGACTTTGACATGGTGCAAACGTCTTTAAGTAAGGTAAGAGATAGTACCAAGATACAAATAGACATTGCCACAAAGCAATTGGCTGATTTGGATAAAATGGTTGATGGGATACTCATTGTAAACTCCTCTGTTGAAACTCTTACACAATCCCCCTTCCATCACTTACTATGAACTTAGCCCAATCGTACTCACAATTTAAGAATGTGTCAACAATTTCTAAGCAATCGCTACGAATGTTCTCCCATGCCTTTTTACCATTGTCCGTGCTTAACTCGTATTTAATAACATATTTCATTGTATTTGCATGGATATTTAGTTCATCCAGCATGATTTTTTGAACGTAATTACCAATGCCGTGAAACCAGCCTTGTTGCACAACAGCAAAGGTTACAGCAAAGCTAACAGCAAACTGGATGCGTTCCATACACCACCAGCACACAAGTCCTTTTAGAACTGCCTCATATGCCTCTTTTTCTCTAAGCTCTCCTAGAGCATAACGGTGTCCAACATCCTTTAGTTCTTCTAGGTAGTCCAATGCTGGGATAAGTCGTTCTCTTACTTGTTCAATATCCTTAATAAATACCTCTAACTCTTCTCTGTCACTCACACATTGTCTCACAATTTCAGAGTATGTTAAAGCATGTGTATACTCCATATCATCGTTCTTACAGAAAAGTCTACTAGCCTCACTATTAGTAAGGAAGGGTGAGAACAGTGGGAATAACTGATCTGCTGCAACGCTGTCCAAGTGCCATTGAAAAAGGATATTGTAGAGCATCAGGTCTTTAATACTCTTCGGGCAGTACTGCATCTGTTCTCTGTCTTTTGCTAAACTGAACTCATTGTATTTCCAGTTTGTTGCAATTTGAGAGTCATAAAGCTGTGCTAGATACGGATGTTTAACAACAACACTATCATGAAGCCCTCTCGGGCTTCCGAAGAAAATAGCAGAATCCTCCCCTAGTTTTCTATTAAAGTTAAACATAGAGTCAATAATAGGTGTGTTCACGTTGTTACTTGCTAAACTATGCTTTTTAGCATAGTTTACACCACCATCACTCTTGATGTAGCGGTTCCACTGGCTAGGTGACTTTACCATTGAGCTTCCACTAGCCTTGAAAATATCGTTCAAACAATACAGACCAGCATCGTTCTTCTTTACTTCAACAATCTTACCATCAAATTTTAGTGTAATCACCTTGCAAATCCTCCGTCTTGATAAATACACCATTAACCGTTTTACCTGTTCGCTTGCTAATAACGCCCCCATACAGCCTCAATAGAATCGTCAAGCCACACCTTGTTCACAGTTGACACACCGATTCCTGCACGGATATCCTTTATCACATCAGTTTTGCTAAAGCAAGGTGAACTGGAATAGTCACCAGCAAAGCCGGCATAAAGAATAGTAGTGCAAAAACATGCAGCATAATCATCACAAGATTAATCATTTTTCCGTTTCTCCTTATAATCTAGACAACCACTTGTCAGCATATCGTACCGAAGCTACCCACGGAGCACACATTGCAGCCTGACATACAAAATACGCCCCGCTGAACAGCAGTACATATTCTTTCATTATGTTTCCCCTTTAACCATACTGACAGCCGTTTGCTGCAACTCTAGATATGCATCAACCCATTCACTGTCCCCATCACGAGCCTTTACAGCGGCCTTGGCAGCTAGTGCAGCAGCCTGCTTCAGTTCGGCAATCTTCTCTTTATGCTCTTTCGGGTCAAGGCCAAGGTCTTCGATAGCGCTCTCAATGGTAGCCTTCTTCTGGTCATTTAGATCAGCGATAGCCATTGCAATGTCACCTACTTTGGTGAACAGGCTACGCAAAACATCTTTGTCTTCTTGGTTAATACCCATTTGTTTCTCCTTACTGTTGATTGGTAAATTGGTCAGTTACATCAGGGAATTCTACAGCAAACGGCACATAGAACACTTTCAAACTGTCGATGCTACGGGTATAAAACTCAGCCTTACCTTGGAGATCAATCACTTCTCCCCACAAAAATGTTTCCCAGCACTCATCTGTGACAACCCCGTGGCTAGACATCACTGCCTCCACAGCACTTTGAAGAGATGACAACTCAGTTTCGTCAGGCTCGTATAGATTGTCACAACCGCTATCGCTAATAGCATTAAGCAGATCAATCTTTAAGCTGGCCTGCTCTTTTGTCAGGCCACTAACAATGTTGGTTTGCAAGTGGTCCCCGTCGTTTTCGCAAGAATCACAGACAATCATGTAACCAGGTTTGATGCTATACTCTCCATTAATACTCATCAATTTCTCCTTCTGTATCATCTACTACAATGTTCAACAAATAATTGTTATGCGCCAACTCCATGTTGGCATTCTGGGTGGAGTCAATGTTCATCCACGTAGCCATCAGAGGCATCATCTCCCCTTTAGGGTATTGTACGCTGTCCCCGAACAACTTATGATACACATGACTCGCTTCATAGTCAACATGATCTTTCAGGGTACGCTGTGTGACTCCTACCAACTCTCTCCCTTCTGTTGTAAGGAAGGAAGCCCAATCATATTCTGCTTCCACAAAGCTGTCAACAATTTCCAAGCATTCTAGACGAATCTTCTGCCATACACGCTTACCACGTTCTGTGTTCAGTTCGTGCATGATTACATATTCCATCGTCTCTGCATGAATGTTCCGTTCATCTAGGGCAATCTTCTGCACGTAAGACCCAATGTTTGGAAACCATCCTGCATCAACAATTGCAAATGTTACTGGGAAGGACGCCATGAACTGAATCTTTTCCATGCACCACCAAGTAATCAACCCCTTAATCACGTATGGGTAGGCTGCCTCAGCAGTGATCTGGCCTAGTGTGTATTCACAACCCACCTCTTGTAGGGTGCGGAGGCACTTAAACACAGGAGTAAGACGCTCTCGTACTTGTTCGATACGCTTAGTGTATGCTTCCAGTTCAACACGATCTGGGACACAACAACGCATGATCTCGGAATATGTCGCAGCGTGGATATACTCCATTTGACCGTTGAGACTGAACAACTTACTTGCCTCTGAGTTCGTGATGAACGGAGCGAACAACGGGAACAGCCCATCTGCTGCAACACTGTCCAGATGCCACTGGAACAACAGATTATACAACATCAAGTCACGAATACTGTCAGGGCAACTGTGCATGTGCTCACGGTCTTTCTCTAGCACGAACTCTCCATACATCCAGTCGGTTGCCTTCTGTGCCTTGAACAATTGCTCCAGTTTAGGGTGGTGACACACTACAGTATCGTGAAGCCCTTT